CTGGATACCTGAGGGGCGTCTTCAATGATTTCATAATCTTTAGGATGATACTTCAAAAATTCCCAGAAGGTCAACTTCATTTCCTTATGGGTCATACCGCAATGCTTTGCGGCAGCAGGTAAAGTCATTTTAGCACGAAACAGTGCTTCATTTGCCTCTTGAACATTCTCTGGAGTAGTTTTTACTCTCGGTTCAACCAATTTATTTTTATCAATATTGAGTAGAACCATCAATCTCCTCAAATCCAGTAACAAGGGTATCTGTAAGTCTATTTACACTACCCGACATAATACGATATCCAGAACCAACATAAAGTTGACCTAATACCACAGCAACTGTGCAGATTCCCCAGAAAATATAATAATGGGATGATTTCATTTGGTGTGCTTTGTTCTTTTTCATAATCATATGTAGGTAACAACAAGAACTATTCTCCGCTCCTTTTCAGGAGCTCTATAACAATGCAATCCTTCAAAGATAATTATATCATCTTCTTTTGGATTATGCACGTCTACTATGTTCCTTTGATCATCCATAACTAAAGTTTCTCCTCCTGCTGGTGTCAAATAGATCAGCATATTTTTATGAGGAAAAGGATGATCATAATGTGGTATTGAAGGTCTATCATCATCAAGGGGATGTTGACAGTTTGCATTAAATCTGTATATACATCCAACTCTGATCTTATTGATATAAAATATTTCCTCTAGGAGAGGATAAAATCTTTCAGTAAGATCAGAGCAAACTTCTGGATACAAATACCTGGCACTTAGAGATCCCCATCTTGGGCGATTTATGAAACGATGACTATAAAAAGGAAAATCTTGATAATCACCTGTTTCGCTATCCATGGGAGTGGATTTGCCACAATATGACCAAGGGAAATGAGTTGATTGTATAAACTCTTTCAAATGGTAATAAAGTTCACTTTTGGGATTTTGTAGTTTTGCTATCATACAATAATCTTTTTCTCATCTGGAGTAATCAATTTACTTCCATAAAGATCATTATACTTCTTCTTGACAGAAGAAGCAACTTCGGCAATGTATACAATATGATTACGAACCATCGTAATCTCAGGATTATCAGAATCAATTACGGTTGCCCATGGAGCAAACCCATAAGAGTTACCGCTAGGAAGAACAACCAAACCATTCTTTACAGTAATGGTATTTTCATCTTCAGACACTAGTTCTGCGATGACTTCTTCACCAGTAACAATACGAAGCAATTTTACATCAATCATTTTATTGTCCGTTGAGTTTTACAAAGTTTTCAAATTCTACTTCAACATTTTCTGTAGTGTTATTTCCTTGACTAATCCAGAGATGACAGAACTCATACAAAAGTTGAATTTCCTTTAGATTAAAATGATTCTTAAGTTTTAAAAAAGTCTCTTGTCGGAGTTGCATCCGATCATCAGTGTACCGCCAATCGTTTGTCATTTGAACTCACACTCCAGCATAAGTAACTTTGAATTTACCATAATCTCTTTTTAATTCTGATAAAGTCATTCCAGTTTTATCGGGTAGGTTTTCTACTGGAACTAACCATATTACATCATCCATAATGCTAATGAATGCCATATGATCAACCAAGTTTTTATAAAGTTGTTTATCGGTATGATTAGTCATAAGATGAAAGGACATCTTTCCAGTTTGTGCAGTTGATTTTACCTGAACTCTTTCAAAATTTATTCCATTTTTTGAAATAATAAAATCAGATCCCCAGATATCTTCAACTGGTCTATAAACTTGATATCCCTTTACCATCATCAAGTTTTTAAATTTGTCTTCACAAATTCTCCCAAGACCTTTTTGCAGTGTGGCAATTTTTACATCTTCAGGATTAAACAAACTGTTTTTAAGAGCTTGATTTACTCCTATCAAATCTTGGTATTTTTTCTTTGCCTCAATGACTGCCTCTTCTTTAATTGCAGTTTTAAGAGACCAGTGTCCACCTTGCTTCCATCCTGGTTTTTTTAGAATACGAAGATACCAGTTTGGTTTACCATATCTTTGAAAAATCGTGGCATCTGGATCATCATTAAATCTCTCACTATTTTGAAAGGTTTCGCTCATTTGAACTCACACTCCACCATAATTTCGGTCAAACAAGCGAGCATATTGATCTCTTGATCTGCTACGAACGCTGCCTGATACTGATACTTAGCAAGCACAAGCACAGCAGCAGGAACGCTATTGTTCTCAAGGGCATCATAAAGAGCATCGTAGATACGACGCAGAAGTACAGTAGTATCATTATCCAGATTAGAAACGATCCACTTACGTACCTCAGCAAAATTCTTTTGTTTAAGATTTTTGATAAGATCATTTACAGCAACATCAGAGAAAGAAGCGAGAATACCAGAGTCAATCTTCCCGCTTACAGAGTAACGCTGACATTCATTTAAAACACGACGCCAATCGGGGAAGTGTTTGTTAATAAGTTCTACCAGGACCTTGTTATCATATTCAACACCTTCTGTATCCAGGATTTGTTTGGTACGTTGGAAGAACTGGGCAGCGATGGACTGACGGTCTTTTCCTTTGATTCCAAACTCAACGACTGCACAACGGGAGTGGAGGGGTTCAAGGATTTTGTTTTTGTAGTTACAGGTGAAGATGAATCTACAGTTGCCAGCAAACTCCTCAATAAACGCCCGTAGGAGGAGTTGTACATCGTTGGACGTGTTATCTGCCTCATCAATGATGATGACTTTGTGTTTAGAATCTGATGTAAGCGAGACGGTCGAAGCGAAGTTCTTCGCATTGTTTCTGACAGTATCGAGGAATCTACCCTCGTCGGATCCATTGATGACATATACGTCTACCCCAAGTTCATTACATAAAGCTTTAGCAACAGTTGTCTTACCAATACCAGGAGGACCAGCAAGAAGCATGTTGGGAATTTCTCCCTTATTTAGGAACTCCTGGAAGGTCTTTTTAGTAGACTCTGGCAGGATACATTCTTCAATAGTTTTCGGGCGATACTTTTCAACCCAAATAAAATCACTCATAACAAAAAAGAAAATCGTTTACTAGTTGTTCCGCTTTTTCTTTGCCGAACTTACTACTCAAATAACCACTGACAGGATCAAGACGTTTCATGTATTTGTCAAAATCGCTGTAAGTAGAATGGACAGCAAACCCATTAGGTTTCTTAGATTCTAGCATTTCTTTGTATGCCTGTAAATAAGCAGCGAAGTCATCCAGATAATCATTTACTTCCGACATGGTGCATTTGCGGACAAATACATTTTCAGAAAAATGATTACCAGGTTCAAAGAATCTAAATGTTCCCTCTGCCTTAGGAAGATCTGGATGAGAGAACAAATGGTTTTCTACTGGGTGCTGAAAGTCAAATACAATAATGACTTTCTTATCAAAGAAACCCATCAAATCCATCCCAAAGCAGGGTAGATTTTCACCCGTCTTTGGATAGATTATGTTGTTGTAGATGCAGGACTTCTCATCCCATATCTCAACTTCCCTAGACTTAATAATGTATTTGCTGTTGTAGAGTTTTGCAGTAAGAGAAGTATTGTTTTCTTCCCAGTCTGCCCAATCTCCAATGTTTTCTAAGTCAGGAAAAGTATTAAAAATGAGTTTTTTATACTCATTCCAAAGTGTTTTCATTATTCACCAAGATTATGAATTACTGGTTTTTCATGTGCCAGTATGCGATAGAGTTCAGGGTTTTGTCCAGCGGAAACTGGAATAAATTCAGTTTCTGGATTAAACTCATCATCGCGGATCGCTTGATTAATAACAATCGATCCTTTCTCACCAGAAGTGCTACGATGATAAGTTCCAATAGGAACAACCAAAGCACCGCTCTGACGATTCAAATGAACAATATGATATGGAAACTTCCATTCCAAATTTACAAGTTCAAAGATTCTTTCACCTGAGAGGACACGATTATGGTCCACTTGATGATAGTGAATGTAGAACTGTTTTGCACCGATGACATCGTTTGGTGGTGAAATTGCTGGTCCTTCGTGTACCACAAGATCAGATGCGTTTGAATCATCTACTGAAATGTCATAAAATACAACATCAGGAGTTTCTCTAAAAACGCGATGCTTTTTATATTGTACCATGCTACTCACGATTCTGCCTCATAATACTCTTCCATTGGTAGTTTTTCCTGACAAACTTCCCACATACCAAATCTACCACCAAATCGATGATACATCAATTTGGATACTTCAGTATTAGATCGGTCTCTAAGTAGAACCTCAACTTGAATATTTCCCGAAATAATAACTCTATCTCCCTCTGATTTTGGAGGAGCTGCAGCATGAAGAACCCAAGAAGGAAATACGATTAGATCTCCCTGCTTTACTTCTGGATAGATTTTTTCTCCTTCAGAATTTAGAAAATAAAAG